TGGAAAAGGACATGCTTTCCGGGGGTGTAGATGACCGGTACGCCATAGATCAGCTGCATCCACCGGATGGAGCTGTCGATGGTCGCCAGGGGAATCTTGATCATCGGGGCCAGCTGTTTGTAGGACATGGCCTCCAGGTTTTGCTGGAACCCGAAGGCGGAAGTCGTGTACGGCAGCGACGCGTTGAAGTCGTCGATGGTCGTCACGCCCGAGGCGGGGACCCGGAGGATGAGCCGCTCGGTGCCGCTGGCGCCGCCGACCTTGGTCCGGAAGATCTCGTACCAGTCTGGAACCACGCCACCCGGGGTCATGTCGAAGGTGACCTTGTCGCCGGCCGCGACGGTGACTGCTGTCGGACCTGCGACCACATCGACTGCCGCCGCCCGGCCGTACCGGTTCACGGCGACGACCTTGTAGAAGTAGTCACCCGCGTCATCCGCGCCAAACTGGCTGGCAGCGTCCGCCGGGGTGGTCACGGCGCCCGGGGTCGGGGCAGACGGGATCTGACCAGCGCTGCCCACTGCCGTGGCATTCGGTCCGCCACCGTCCGTGATGAAAACATCGGGTTGGAAGCGCACATCACCGGCTGGCGAGGTGAAGCCCGCGATGTCCAGGCCGACCATGCCCGAGGACGTTTTGGTGAACAGGTCGTAGCGCTCCTTCGGGAAGAAGGTCTTCACGAGGTCGGCTTTGACCTTGGGGTTGAGGTACAGATCGGTGATCTGACCGTAGTTGGGCGCATCCTGTGCGGTGAGCCCGGCGTCGATCAGCACGTCCTCGGTGAGGGGCTGCCCACGGAGGTCGATGATGTTGGGCGCCGGAGCGTTGTCAACGAGGAGCTTCTCGTAGCCGTCGAACTGGAGGCTCGAGAGACTCGAATCCCCGTAGAAGAGCGCCCGCTCGAGGATCCGGAGCAGGTGCATGGTGCCGTTGACGGTCTCGAGGCTGATGACGTTGCCGTGGGCCGGCTTCACCAGGCTCATGACGTGGGTGACGCGCCGTGTCGTACCGAGGTACTTCACCACGGCGAACTGACGCTCATACGAGCTGTCGTCCTCATTGGGCAGGTCGCCTTCGTCGATCCAGCCCGCGTCCGGGTTCTCGCCGTAGCTGGAGAGCACGTTGTGCTCCTCAACCGTATTGAAAGCAGCCAACTTCGGCACATTCTTCCAAAGGCGGATATGTTCCATCCGGAACGTCGTGTTTTTCAAGACTCTTTCGAGACTCTCGACGCGCAGCGCAAAGCCGTCGCCTGCCGTGACGGACCCCGGGGGGTTGATGTCCTGGCCTGCGGACAGGGCTTTGTTCAGCTCGTCAACTTCTTGCTGGGTGGCGGTTCCGAAACCCTCGACGTTTTCGTAATCGCTCCAGCTCACCATTTGCGAAGTACCGCTCATCTGCTTGTCTCCTTGAAACTGTGGTTACCTGGGTCCTTGCAAACCTCAGTGCGCCGAGCGACTGCGGAACTTCTCCACCGCCGCGAGCATCGGACGCGAGATCTGGTTGAATGACTCGTACTTGGAGATGGCGTTGAGGATGTCCTCACCCTCTCCGTTGAGCCGACCGTGCTCACCCTTTTCCAGACTGTCGACATGCATCTGTTCCATGGTGTCGAGGATCTGGGACTTGGACAGCTGGTCTTCGGCGGGAGCACTCCCGGCGAAAGACTTCTGGATCACCTGGCCACCGCGCACGCCGCGCGACTTGGGAGCGTGGGCCGGCTGGTCACCGATGATGTTCAGCTGCTCGGCAACTGCCTTGACCAGGTTGCCGACGTCGGCAACAGCCTTGGCGAGCACCAGGTTGAACTCGTGTTGGCGGGCATCGCTCGCCTCGACGTGATCAGCAACCGCGCCGAGGGACTTGACCAGCTCGGTGTGTTGCTCTTGGAGGTACTCGGAGACGTCGAGCGCCTTCTGCATGGGCTCGTTGGTCTCGAGACCCTCGGTGACGGACTTCGAGAGCGTCACGTCTTCCTCCTCGACTTTGCCGCCGATGAGGTCGAAAAGCTCATCACGCTCTGCCTTGGACAGCTCCTCGCCGCCTTGGGCCTTCTCCAACAGCTGGTTCTTCCGGGTGGTCATGTCTTCCTCCGAAGCATAGGTAGCGAGACGGTTGATCGACTTCTGGAGATCGTCTTCGGTGAGGTCGTCGGATTTCTTGGCGTACTTCATCATGCCGCCCTTCTCCTCTTCCTCTTCTTCCTCACCCTCCATCTCCTCGTCTTTCTCTTCCATCTCCTCTTGCTTCTTCATCTTGGTTTTCTTCATGAGGGGGCTCCTCGTGGTGGTCACAGACGTCCTTGGGTCTTCAACTTCTTCGTCAGCTCCACGATGCGCGCAGCCTGTTCCAGACTCGCACCGGGGAGTTTCTTCCTCACGAGAGTCATCGCGCGCTCGTCGGCCAAAGCTTTCTCGAGCTGCTTCGCCTTCTCTTCTTTCTTGCGACGCTTCTCTTCCAGACTCTCAGGGGACAGCACGTGGCCGGCACCGATGCCGGTCTGCGGGCCCGCAGGCTGCGCAGGTGGTGGGGGTCCCATGCCGAGAGCCTTGAGCATGTCTTCGTCGGCGGACTCGATGGCCTGCAGGCTCTTGCCGAGGATCTCGAGTCTGGAATCGGTGTTGACCGGGCAGTTGGTGATGGCGACGTTCCGCACCACCGCCTTGGCTACTCGGTTGCCCACCCACTGCCCGCCTTTGCCGTCCCTGCTCTTCACAAAGACAGTCTTGGGGCCTTCCCGCTTCTGGATGCTCCCCTCGACGCTGAAGCCGAGGCGGCGCTTGGTCTTCTGCAGCGAGCGACCCAGCTTCCAGATCTCTTCCGCCTGCGGCGTATCGAGTAGATACCCCTCAACCCAGGTGCCATTGGTCCTTGCCTTGTTGCCGTCTGGGAGGGTCTGGCCCTTTTTGAAGCGCTGGACCGCCTCAGGGTAGCCCAGGATGTCTGCGGTCTTCTTGCTGTGGTTGTCGTTGAACCAGCCGTTCTGGAGAAAGTTGCTCTCGAAGTCGAGTCCCCGCTGCAGCACAATCTCGCCCTGACGATCGGGCGACTCGGTGGAGACAATGCCACCAATGCGACGCTGCTTCCCCTTCTCGGCTCCAGCCTTTTCGAAGAAGCTGACGGGTACCTCAAAATCGAACTGCATCCGCTCTCTCCGACCACAAAAAAAGGGGCAGGCACGTCCGATCAGACGCATCCTGCCCCAACCGCATCCAAATCGATGCCTACCGGGCCGATTACAGGGCCAACGTTCCAGACTTATTACAGCCTGTCAAGAGATATTCTTTTGGCTTGCTCTTCTCCGCCACAGTGTCGTATACTAAATGCGGAAGTGAAAAAAGGAGAGCGAACATGATCTATTGTCCAGAATGCAGCGGGATTGCTGATCCCATCCCTCCCTACGAGGGGGAAGGCGGACGGTTCTTCTTCCGATGTCGGGACTGCCAGACAAAGGTGACTGAGGCTTGCGGCACTGTTGTCCTCGACTTGCGCCAGAGGAACATGGAACTCAGCAAAAAGCTCGAGGACCTCAAAAACGTGATCAAGTCGAAGTCTTCGGAGGAATAGCCTTCTTCAAGTAGAAGCGCTCATCCTCCACGACAACGTCACCGAGTTCCAGGGGCACCTCAACCGGGGATTTGCACCAGTAGCATTGCGTGTGACAGGTGCCGTCTTCGTCAAAGACGATCTGCCCCTGCGTGCGCAGGCGCGTTTTGCCTCCAGACTTTTGGAGCACCTTGTTGTTGCAGTTGGGGCAGCGCATCAATCCCCCATTTCTCGGATCAGATGGTCCTCGAGTGCAGGCGAGTACTTGTTGCGTGCCACCGCATCGTACAGCTCTTCAAGAGTCTGGAATCGATAACCCTCGTACATGAAAGTCTCATAGTGCTCAATCCATGATTCCAGACTCAGTTGCTCAAAGAGAATACGCCCATCGACAGTGAGCAGTGAGATCTCCACCAGACCAGCGTCGTTGGTGGAGTGCACAAACCCTTGAGGATCATCATCCAGCCACGGAAAGGGAAGAGCCATTGGGTGGTCCGTGTTGAGCACACGGAACCCCTCGAGTGAAGGCTGGATCGTGCCCAACCCGGTGAGGTTGAACTCTGGGTTGGTTCGCATGTCGACG